CTCAGTAGCGCCACCAACAGCACGTCTGAAGCATTGGCCGCAACACCGAAAGCGGTAAAGGCCGCGTATGACCTTGCTAACGGGAAATACACTGCACAGGACGCCACCACAGCGCGAAAAGGTCTTGTCCAGCTCAGTAGCGTCACCAACAGCGATTCTGAAACGCTTGCGGCAACGCCAAAGGCGGTAAAGGCCGCGTATAACCTTGCTAACGGGAAATACACTGCACAGGATGCCACTACAGCGCGAAAAGGTCTTGTCCAGCTCAGTAGCGCCACCAACAGTGATTCTGAAACGCTGGCCGCAACATCAAAAGCGGTGAAGTCTGCCTATGACAATGCTGAAAAACGTCTTCAGAAAGATCAGAACGGTGCGGATATTCCGGGAAAGGATACCTTCACGAAAAATATCGGTGCCTGTCGTGCTTATAGCGGCGCTTTGAGCACTGAAGCCGGAAACTGGACAACCGCTCAGTTTATTGAATGGCTGGATTCCCGTGGTGCATTTAATCATCCGTACTGGATGTGCAAAGGCTCATGGTCATATGCAAATAACAAAATCATTACGGATACCGGATGTGGTGATATCCACCTGGCTGGTTGTGTCGTCGAGGTCATGGGAACTAAATCTGCAATCACTATCCGAGTAACCACGCCGACAACATCAAGTGGTGGCGGTACAACCAGCGCACAATTCACTTACATTAATCATGGGGACGGCTACTCCCCCGGCTGGCGTCGTGACTGGAATCGTCAGGGCGACTCAATGACCGGAACGATTAATCAGGATGGCGGAAGCCAGAATGCCTATATGTCTACGGCCTTATGTTCAGGCACCAGAGGCGGCAAAAAATATCTCAGAAAGTTTCGTGGTGGAGAAGGAGATATTATCTGGCATGAAACAGTACAGGGCGGGGTAATTCGCTGGGCGACAGGAAACTATGACGCTCAGGAAGAATTATCACTCAGCTCCGCTTATGGTCTCCGTTCAAGAGGTGAGATTACATCACTCAGTGCTAATGGTCTGCGCATTGCTTATGGCAATTATGGATTCTTTATCAGGAATGATGGCGGCAGCACATATTTAATGCTGACGGCCTCTGGCGATAAATTTGGGACATGGAACGGCTTAAGACCGCTGACTATCAATAACGCCAATGGCGGAGTGTCAATGGGGCATGGCCTGAGTGTTACAGGTGATATTGTCTCAAGTACCAAAGTACGTGCCGGTAGCGGGAAAAAGTTCACGGTCAGCAGCAGCAATACATCAACGAAGGAAGCCGCATTCAATTTGTGGGGAAACGCAAGTCGTCCTGTGGTGGCTGAATTAGGTGATGATGCAGGCTGGCATTTTTACAGTCAGAGAAATACAGATAACAGCATCACTTTTGCTGTTAACGGGCAGGTATCACCATCTAACTATGGCAACTTTGATTCACGCTATGTCCGGGATATTAGACTTGGTGGCGCGTCATCCTATAAACCAGCAAATAACGGTACAACATGGACGCATCAGGCTCCATCTGGTTGCGTATATACCGGGATTATCGTTCAGGATACAGGCTCAAACTCTGCCGATAATATTGGTGGTGTTTATTACAGACCAATTCAAAAAAATATTAATGGTACATGGTATAACGTATCGAGTGTTTGATTATGATGCATTTAAAAAATATAAAACCGGGCAATCCAAAAACAAAAGAACAGTACCTGTTAACTAAAAACTCCGGCGTTGTCTGGTTATTCGCTGAAGATGGTAAAAACTGGTATGAGGAACAAAAGAACTTTCAGCCAGACACCATAAAGATTGCATATGATGAAAATAATGTCATATGCGACGTGCAAACGGATGTAACTGCAATTTGCCCGGAAGGAAAAAGTGTTGTCGAGTTGCCTAATATTACAGCAAACCGACGCGCTGATATTTCAGGTAACTGGATGTTTAAAGATGGCTCAGTCATTAAACGTGTGTATACCGAAGAAGAGCAACGCTTGCAGGCTGAAAACCAGAAACAAAGGTTATTACAGCAGGCCAGAGAAAAAACGCAGTTCTGGCAGACCCAGCTTGCATTAGGGATTATCAGTGATTCAGATAAGCAACAACTGATGCGCTGGATGCGGTACGTGCAACAAGTTGAGACCACTGATACCACTGAATTACCCGTTACGTTCCCTGATCAACCAGAATAAACGAAAGGCCCGAATATCGGGCCTTATCGTTATTTCTGTTTATCTAACTATTTGTGATTTGCGTTAAATCAGAACAGTCCCTTAACAGAACTGACCGCACTGTTAAGGGATGACGCCACCTTATCTTTGAAGCCGGACAGCATATCGCTGAACGATGAGGATTGCAGGCGCTCCCGCAAATCCTCATCACAGCGTTCAAGGGTCAGTGAAAATTCTATCTTTTTCGCCTTACCGTAGCGATCAAACTCGGAACGGGTCGTATTCGTTCCGGTCAGGACATACATGCCGTAAATCTGCCCGACGCCATCAATCAGAGGCCAGGGGCGTCCTGTATACGCCTGCGTGGTCAGCAGCGACAGCGACACTTCGCCACCTGTAATTTCAGGATAAAGCACACCAGAAAGAACGATGCGATCATCACCTGCACCGATATACTGCCAGCTTGCTGAACGGTTAACGCGTTCATTTTTTACATGCCGCCAGCTTTTGTTTTGCTGTAACTGCTGATGCGGCAATGTGCGCAGCTCAAAAACAAACATGCCGTAGATCATCATCATGGCCATGACTCCTCAATCTTTATCGTAAAAACTGCCACGCCCGGCACGGGTACGCCGATCCAGTTCTGCCCTGACCATTTCACCGACCAGTTTCGCCAGTTCGCGGGGATTCTGCGTAACAACGTTATGCAGATGAACATGAATTTCACCGCAAAATCCGGAGACAGCAGGCTCCCGGTTACGGGAAGTTGCAGGAACTGATGCCACTGGCGATCGTATGGCCTCCGCCACCGGGCGGGAGCTGGCCGCAACAACAGGGACCAGCGCCGGAGGCAGCGGAGCCGGGACCACAGGTGTGATGTTGATTGCGGAAGCAGGCTTACTGACCTGCGCAATCTTCCGCTCCTGCCACTCCCCACGAACAGCAAGTGCGCGGGGCAGGTTCTTAAAGACAATATCGCCAGGGCCAATGCGTTTTTTCGTCTCATCAACCAGCTTACCTGTGTTATCAGCAATTTTGCTGAGTCTGCGTAGCGTCCCGGTATTGCTGTCTGTGAGCGGTTTGTTGTCTTTGGGTTTATCACCTCCGGTGCCATTGCCATTTTCCACAGGCTTCGGCGGATTGATTTTCGCAAGGTCCCCCTGAAGCAAGGCAACCTTGTCCTGAAGAATGGCCGCACGCTGTGCGTCTTCGATTTTCTTGCGCGCCTTTTCCGCTTCATCCGGAAGGACGCCAAGTTTTTCAAGTATCCACGCCAGCGTATCCAGTAGCATTTTTGCAGGTGTCAGAACAAGCTGTAGCGCACCGCCAAGAACGTTACCGAATATCTCGCCAGCACTGGTACATTTATCCAGCGTTTCCTTGCTGGACTCCATCGGTGACAGCAGCGATTTAAACCAGTTAAACACCTGGCTGATCCCGCTTCCGATTGCGTCAAAAACAGGACCAAACCGTTCAAAGGTTTCGCGCAACGGGGTCAGCCTTTCCATAATCCCGCTGAACACCCCGGCAAAAAATGCCCTGATGGGATCCCAGTATTTCCAGATAAGAACGGCAGCTCCGGCAAGCGCAGCCACGATAAGACCAACCGGACTGATCAGCGCCCCGATAGCGCCTCCCAGTAAAGAAACGGAACCCGTCACCATTCCCCATAGTGCTGGCAGGACCCTGACAGCATTCATTGATCCGGTCAGGAGAGAAAAACCAAGACGCAGTTTTGCCAGCGGACCAGCAAGCACACCAATAGCCAGCGACAACGAACCAACCGTTGCAGTCATTGCCAGCAACGCACCGCCTGCTATCAGTAGCTGGCGCGTCAGTGCCGGATGGGCCTGCGCCAGCGCCGTCACCCTTGATACCACCCGCGCGAGCCACTGCGTGACAGAACGCAGCGGACCGTCAATCAGATCTGCAATGCGGATGCGCAACCCTTCCCATGCACTGCCGAGTGATTTCAGATCGCCGTCAAGGTTGTTGGCCATAACCTTTGCTGTGCGTTCAGCCTCACCGCGCGCGCCTTCAAGTTCTTTTCTCAGTTTGGGTAAGGAACCGTCACCCGCTGCATCAACGAGCGCCATAAACGATGTGAAAGCCTCTTCTCCGGCAATGTCCTTAAAGAACGATACCCGGTCAACTTCCCCGTATTTGCGGGTGGCTTTATAAAGGTCGGCCAGCACATCCTCCATCGGGCGCATTTTGCCCCCGGCATCCGAGACGGACACGCCCAGCTCTTTCAGAGCTTCTGCCGCCGCCTTTGGCGGTGATGCCAGACGAGCCAGGCTGGCACGCATTGCCGTCCCGGCATCACTCCCCCTGATACCCATATTCGCCAGCACGCCCGCCATCGCTGCGGCCTGCTCCAGCGATATTCCCAGCTTGCCCGCCACCGGACCTGCATATTTCATGGTTTCGCCCAGTGCGCGAAGGTCAGTGTTGGTACGGGTAAACGCTGCGGTGAGTGTGTCACCGACCCGGTCCATCTGGTCAGCAGAAAGGCCGAACTGCGTCAGGATATTTGAGCCAATATCTGCCGTCTCGCCGAGATCCATACCGCCAGCCGTTGCCATGCTCAGCACGCCGGGAAGCGCAGCCTGAATGGCCTGCGGAGTGAAGCCAGCCATTGCAAGAAATGCCTGTCCACTGGCGGCATCGCCTGCGGTGAACTGCGTTTCAGAGCCAAGTTTTAACGCCTGCTCACGCAGCGCCTTAAACTGCGGGCTGTTCTGGTCGATTCGCGTCAGTGCCTGAACGCGGGACATCTCTTTGCCGAACCCGATCGCAGGCTGCAAAAAACGCCCGGCAGCATAGCCGCCCGCCGCTGCCGCACCAATTGCCAGCGCACCACCTGTTTTCAGTTTTCCCGCTGTTTCCTGCGCGCGCGAATACCGCTCACGCGCCTGCGTTACACGCGCAAGCGCCTGCCGTTCGCGTTCAAGCTGGTTGTTGTACTGTTCGGTGCGTCTGATGGCCTGCTGGATGGTGTTATCGCTGCCTGTCAGGGAAATGCCGTGGCGTTTCAGCTCTCCGCCAAGTTCCCGCATTTTCTGAATTTCCCGTGTGCGCGATTCATTCAGGCGTTCAAGCCGGGTGCTTAACTGCTGCATCAGCTTTTGTTGTTTTTCGCTGAGCACTGTACCCGTGCGTTGTAACTGATTAAGGGCGTTAAGCTGGCGTCGTGCTTTCAATATGCCAGCATCCGCTTTACTGACAGCGTCACGGGCGCGCTCAAATGAACGCACCTGACGCTCGAGATTTTTGATCGCCCCCTGAGTTCGCTGGATGGAGTCACCAAACTGCCCCATCAGGCGGCGGGCGTTTTCGGCAGGCCGGGTCAGCCTGTCAACGGCGCTGAAAGCGACCCGGATATCAAGAGTCTTCATTATCTGCATTCCCGCTGCGAAGTGCCGCCCGCTCACGCCAGCTAACCACTTCGCCGGGCGTCATCATGAAGATTTCGGCGGGCGACCAGTTAAAAATAACGGCAATATCTGCCACAAAGTCTTCTATGTGCTCAAAGCACACAACCGTGATCAGGCTTCCGTCGCCTGTTCGTTCTTCCCGCCAGAGTCCGCACCGCTCAAAAAATTTATGGCAACCACACATAACTGAATAAAGTCACGGGATGCCATTTTTTTGATCGTCACTTCATCCAGTCGCGGTGATGTCACGCGTGACAGCAGCGTAAACATGGATTCCGCTTTCAGATTCAGCACATCAGACAGCGACAAATCTCGCAGAGATCCAGCCTGCTCAATAGCTCCGGTAATCTCCACATACGTGATTTTTTCGCCGCCTCGCTCAATTGGTTGGGTAAGTTTTACGCCACGCTCACTGGTTTCTTTCACAGTGTCAGCAACGACCGTGTTTTCGTTATCGATGTTTTTCGTCTCTTTCATCAGGAAACTCCTTTCAGTCAGAGGCGACGCACTGCGCCGCCTGCATATTACTTATCAGCCAAGCCCAAGCGCGGAACGGATGCGATCGGGCACAATGTCCTTGCCGTCCTTCCGGTAAATGAAGTTCAGCAGGTCAATCTCCCACAACGGGCGATCGTTAACACTCAGCTTGTAGTAGGTGTTTTTAATGGCGTAAGTGTGTGATGTGGCTTCGCCCTGTTTGGCTTCCCCCATATCAATTTCCGTCACACGTCCGCGCATTTCGACTTCATACAGGTCGCTTTCTGCATCGGTGTAGTATTCACCCGCAAAACGCAGCAGCGTGCCGTCAATCGTGCCGCCATACTTAAGGAACAGCTCACGAACTGCGCCCCCCATGACAAAGCTCGCATCAAGCGCGGAGTCGTCCAGACCGAGATCAATACTTACCGCACCCATCATGCCGCCCCCCCGGTAGCTGTCGGTTTTGCGCGTCAGTTTGGGCAGAGTGACGGACGTCACCTTACCCACTTCGTTTTCACCATCCACAAACAGCGTAAAAAAGCGAAGATGTTTTGGCACAGCCATCAGGCACCTCCCAGCACCGCAAATGCGGGTTCAAAGTATTCATCAGTAAACGTCTGGTAAAGCTCCATGTCTTCCAGTGGCGGAACGGGCGTATATTTGTAGCGAATACGCACACGTCCCTGACGTAAATCCGTGGTGCTGTTATCCACCACGTCATACCAGCACTCCGCGCCAATCAGTTTCCCGGCAGTAACCAGTGAATCCAGTTTTGCCCTGATGGCACTGATAACATCCTTCACGTTCGCAGGCGTCAGTGGACTGTCGATGGTTTCAAACTGCGCTTCTGCAATTGAATCAGCCAGCACCTGTGCGGTTCGGGTATACACCTCAAAGATGTAGGCGTTCGTTTCCGGTGTGCGGTTGCCCCAGAAGCGGAACCCGTTGCGACGAATAATGGTCGTGATTTCTTTGTTGTTGAGGCTGTTGGCATCGCTGTCTTCGGCCTGCAACGACCAGAACACATGCCTCGACATCCCCAGCACATTTTTAACCGGAACGTTGGACAGTGATTTGTGCCAGCCCTGCTCATGGTCAATGTACGCACGAAGGCCGCACGCATAGGCAGGCGCGGGGAACGTTTCGTTTTTGCCACTTTTCGGGTTGTAGGCGATGAAGTCCGGCCATAAGAGCATCACCTCACGTTCGTTGAATTTCTGGCGGTAGGTAATCGCCTCAGCCATCGTGTTACAGCCGTGACATGAGGCATACACAAACGCGCGCAGTTTACCCGCAATCACGCACAGGGATTTTGTTACCGCCTCCGTGTCCAGCTCCGGCGCGGCCAGAATACGCGGACGGTATCCGATGCTTTCATCCTGCTCTGCAACAAGCAGCGCATACATCCCCGTATAGCTGCCGTCAGATTCAGAACCACCGATAACCAGTTGATCCTGCGTCTTTCCGTCTTCTTCTTTGTGTTCAGCCACGCGAACGACGATCACCTTTGTGCTCACCTGGTCTGCAATGGCCTTAAGCGCACGATAAAGCGTCCCCGTTGTCCCGCATTTTCCCAGCACGTCATTGACGCGGGTCAGCAGTGTGGGCTTGTTCAGCGGGAACAGCTTCGCGTCCGCATCATCCGCCGTTGCCACGATACCGATAACGCTGGAATCAACATCGTTAATCGCTGTTACCAGGTCGGTATTTTCCGTAACACGGGCACCATGAAAACGAGTTTCACTCATAGCTTCAGCCCCTTGTATCCGTTAAATGATTCGGCAACAATCATCACCCACCACGCGCGTAATCTCACCCCTGCGCCGTTCTCCCGACCCGGCGACAACAAAAAGCAGTAACCCCCTCCGCACGCACATGCGACCATGCCGCACAGGGAGGGAACAGATGACCGACACCACCATGCAATTGCTCAGTCAGGGCACAGACCCCGTGAAAATGCCGGATTTTGATATTCTCGCGGAGGGTAAAACGCTGTCAGGCGTGGCAGAGCGCCTGATGAGCCTGTCACTGACCGACAACCGGGGATTTGAGGCGGACCAGCTCACCATCATGCTGGATGATGCAGATGGTCAGTTGCAGCTACCGCCACGGGGCGCGCACCTGACGGTTCTCATTGGCTGGAAAGGAGAACCGCTGACAGAAAAAGGCACTTACATTGTTGATGAAATTGCACACGAAGGACCGCCGGACAGGCTGACGGTTTCAGCCAGAAGCGCAGATTTTCGGGATGAATTTAACGTTAAACGTGAGGTGTCCTGGCATGATGTGACCGTTGAGCGTGTGGTATCCGCCATCGCTCATCGGTATGGTCTGAAACCACAAATCAGCGAAATGCTGATGGATATCGAAATCGACCACGCCGACCAGACCGAAGAAAGCGACATGTCCTTCCTTACGCGCATGGCGGAAATGCTGGGCGCAATCACCACGGTAAAAAGCGGCAATCTGTTATTCATCATGCCAGGTGGTGGCGTGAACGCACAGGGCCAGCCGTTGCCCTCGTTCGCCATTACACGCAGCAGCGGCGATCGCCATCAGTTCCGTATTGCTGACCGCGAGGCGTATACGGGGGTACGCGCCTACTGGCTTGATCTTAATTACGGGAAAAAGAAAAAAGTCAGCGTGAAACGCCGCAAACCACCAAAACCCCAAAAGGAGAAAAGCAGCAGCCGTGAAGGTGATTATATGGAAGGCGCGGAAGGCAATGTGTTTGTGTTACGCAAGACCTATCAGAACGAACAGGCAGCAAGACGCGCAGCGGCGGCAAAGTGGCAGCAACTACAACGCGGAGCCGCATCATTCTCCATCACGCTGGCGCGTGGACGTGCAGAACTCTACCCCGAAATGCATGGTACGGTAACAGGATTTAAAAGCGAGATTGATAATCAGGACTGGATCATTGCAAAAGCCGAGCACACTATTGATAACAGCGGCTTTACCACGCAGCTTGAGCTTGAGGCAAAAATCCCGGAATGGATAGCGGAAACAGAGTGAGCAACTTAGAATAGCGGCAGCACCACGTTAAGGGAGGTCGCTATGTTCCGTTGTCCGCTTTGTGGCGCATCTGCCCGTATCCGCACCAGTCGTCCGGAAAATGATTCAAACACCGTGCGGCAAAAGTATTACCAGTGTAACAATCTGGAATGCGGCGTATGCTTCTCAACACTGGAAGCCTTCCATAAATTCACATCAAAACACGCCTCCGGCGTTCACTCTTCAGAAGGTATCCCGTGGCATGAGCTGCCAGCTTCACACAGGGGAAACAATCAGATGAGTTTGCCTTTACCTCAGAATTAACAGGCAGAATTGCCGGAGTAACAAAAAAGCGATAGATTACGCGCGGGTGCCTTTCGGCTGATGGTCGGAGGGAATACCCGATGGCCGGATGTGGAAAGGCCCCGGAAAACACTTTTGTTTAACCGAGGCCCTAACCGTCTACCCTAAGCAAGTGATAGGTTAGCGCCTCCCCGAAAAAGGAGCAAGCGCTATGTCGCAAAAATCGCTTACGGCCATCACGTTCTGCGTGACGGTAATCCTCATCATCTGGATGCTGCACGGTTCGCTGTGTGAAATACGGATGAGCTTCTGGGGAGCGGAGTTTGCGGCGTTCTTACAGTGTAAGCAGTAAGGAAACCGCGACGGGGGAGTAATCCCCCGTCAATCGGTTGCTAGGGTAAGGTCGATAAGGCACCCTATCTCACAGCTCTAAATGCCAAAATTCCATGAAACTGTGGGATTTTTGCATCACATACTGATACAGACCAGCCCTTCTATATGCCTCACTCTATACCAGCTAATCAATTGACACTTATCAATAAAAATAAATCTGATAAAATCAAAATGTTTTGTAACAAATATCAACTCGTATTAATCCAAAGGAGGCGGATTACATGGCATTAATCAAATGTCCTGAATGCCAGAAAGAGGTGAGCGATTCAGCATTGTATTGCCCTGCTTGTGGTAAACAACTGCAAAAACTTAAGCGTTCATTTTTTGGACGGATCATTAAGTGGGTTTTTATATTATTTAATATTTTTATGATCTATACGCTTTTAGTTGGACTAGGAGGCACTAGTGAAATAATAAATAATGCCACATCCGATGCCGAAAAAGCCGGTGCAGTTATTGGTACAGGCTTAGGTTTAATTACCATTGGAAGCTTATGGGTTATTGGCGATATCATTATCGGAATTTTAGTATTTCTTACTAAACCAAAGGGACAATAAAATGAAAAATATAATTTTTTCTATAGGTGCATCATTTATATCAATTAGTGTACTGCCTGTTCACGCAGCAACTGAACATAAGAACTTCAATGCAGTACTCCAGTGCCGAGCAATAGAAAATAATAAAGACAGACTTTCTTGTTACGATAAGTCAATACAACCGACTCGAACGAAAGTTGCTGAAAAATTCGAAAGCAGAGATCAATGCCCTGATGAGAAAGATGATGATAGACGTTTATCTTGTTATGATCGTTTCTTTTCTCCAACATTTACTCCATCTGTAAACTCAAAATCTAAAACGGAAAAGCCAGTAACAACAGAGGCTCAGCAACCAAATCTTTCTGAGATATCTAAATGTCGTGCAGAAAATGATAAAGAAGCCAGACTAAACTGCTACGATAAACTATTCCCACAGGATAAAATCGTTCAAGCTGAATCAAAATTAGAGAAAGCCACAGATGTAGGAAAATGGCACACATCCATTACTACATCGCCAATTGATGATTCGAAAAATGTAATTTTATCGTTAGAAAGTGATGATTATATCAGAACTCCATTTGGAGAAGCGGTTACTCCTACTCTTTTTATAGCTTGCCGAGAAAAGAAAACCGAAGTATTTCTTAGTTGGGATGTATATTTAGGCCTTGAACAAACCAGCATGCTTTATCGCCTTGATAAACAGAAAGCAGTTGAGCGAAACTGGCTAGTATCTACAGATACAAAGGCTGTTTTTTATAAAGGTAATGACATTGATTTCATCCGAAAACTAGCCAACTCAAGCAAAATGTATACAAAAATAACGCCTTATAATGAGAGCCCCGTAAGTGCAACTTTCAATTTAAACGGCCTGTCAAACGCGCTAAAACCGCTTCAAGCTGCTTGTAACTGGAAATAGTATTAAATCATGTGGCTTAGCCACAATCACAGATAACACAAAGCCCGTGAAAACGGGCTTTGTGTTATCTGTAACTCGAAAATGTGGTCACTGCGTGGACACGCGCTGACATAAATCCTTTTACATCAATAAATTAAGTCATCATTTTTTTCATCAACAAGGATTTTCACGTTTGTGTTACCTGTATGAGACGAGAGTTAACCGGACAAGTGTGCCATAATCTCGCGGCCAGGCATACTTGCGAAGATTTCAGGTATAAGGATACGTAATGATACAACCTATTTCCGGCCCTCCTCCTGGGCAACCACCAGGTCAGGGAGATAACCTGCCGTCTGGCGCGGGCAATCAGCCTTTATCCAGTCAGCAACGTACTTCGCTGGAAAGCTTAATGACGAAAGTGACCTCACTGACGCAACAGCAAAGAGCAGAACTGTGGGCGGGTATCAGGCACGATATTGGTCTGTCGGGAGATTCACCGCTGCTTTCGCGTCACTTCCCTGCCGCTGAGCATAATCTGGCGCAACGTCTGCTGGCCGCGCAAAAAAGCCATTCTGCCCGCCAGTTTTTAGCGCAATTAGGGGAGTATTTACGTCTGGGGAATAATCGTCAGGCGGTCACGGATTATATCCGTCATAACTTTGGTCAGACGCCGCTGAATCAGCTCTCACCGGAGCAATTAAAAACCATTCTCACCCTGTTGCAGGAAGGGAAGATGGTTATTCCGCAACCACAGCAGCGCGAGGCGACCGACCGTCCTTTATTACCGGCGGAGCACAATGCGCTAAAACAGCTGGTGACCAAACTTGCGGCGGCAACGGGGGAACCCAGCAAACAGATCTGGCAATCGATGCTGGAACTTTCCGGGGTGAAAGATGGCGAGTTAATTCCAGCGAAACTGTTTAACCATCTGGTGACCTGGCTACAGGCGCGTCAGACGCTAAGCCAGCAAAATACGCCGACGCTGGAATCACTACAGATGACGCTAAAACAACCTTTAGATGCCAGTGAACTGGCGGCGTTATCGGCATATATCCAGCAAAAATATGGTCTTTCTGCGCAATCATCGCTTTCTTCTGCCCAGGCCGAGGATATTCTTAATCAGCTTTATCAACGGCGGGTTAAAGGGATTGATCCGCGTGTTATGCAACCGCTGCTTAATCCTTTTCCACCGATGATGGACACGTTGCAAAATATGGCAACGCGTCCCGCGCTGTGGATACTGTTAGTCGCGATTATCCTGATGCTGGTCTGGCTGGTTCGTTAA